GGCTATGACAAAGGCTGGAACAAACGGGATGCAGAGATGCAGGCAGAAATTGCCAAGAAGAATGAGGAAGCTCGTCAGACCGAGCAAAAGCTAACTGAACAGATTAACACTACTGCTACTAAACTTCAGGAGACCACAAATGCTGTCACTCAAAAACAGTCTGATCTTAATCGCCTCATTGCTGCTGGCCGGGTGCGCCTCCCCGCCCCAAGTTGCGTACAAGCCCCCGCAAGTCCCGCCCCTGCCCCCGCAAATAGCCCAGAAACAAGAAGTGAACCTGACAGACCGACTAACGAAGCTTCTGATGCCGAGCGAGCAACCCTCCAAGCCATCGCAGAAATAGTGGCTCAGGGCGACAAGAACACTGCACAACTGAATGCGTGCATAGACGCATACAACGACGTAAGGAATCTTTTAAATGGTAACAAGTGACCAACTCAAACAAATGCACATCGACCCAGCGTTGGCCGATGCGTTCAACGAAACCTTCGAGCGGTTTGGCATCCTCACGCCTTTGCAGCAAGCAAGCTGGATCGGTCAGTGCGGGCACGAGTGCGGCAACTTTAAGATCATGGAAGAGAACCTGAACTACAGAGCTGCTACGCTTTTGAAGCTGTTCCCCAAGACACCTAAACGTGCATGGGGCTTCACACCAGAGGAAGCTGCGGCCTACGAGAAACAGCCTAAACGCATCGCCAATCGCATTTACGGCAATCGTATGGGAAACCGTGATGAGGCTTCTGGGGATGGTTGGCGGTTCCGCGGCTCCGGATTTCTCCAGCTGACTGGGCATAGCAACTTCTACCACGCAGGTAAAGCGTTGGGTGTGGACTTCGTGATGGAGCCTGAACTCGTGCGCACTCCCAAGTACGCCGCTCAAACAGCGGGTTGGTTCTGGCAGACACACAAGATTAATCAGCACGCTGATGGCCGCGACTTTGTGACCATGACGAAACGCATCAACGGCGGCACAATTGGCCTTGACGATCGCATCAAACACATCAATCAGGCCCTAGCTGTTTTGGGTGGTTAACACTACAATCTAGGCATATAGGAGTGAGCTATGGCCGTTATTCGCTATGGGGGCTTTGCCGGTGAGAACCGAGCAATCAACCCCGTTATGTTGCCCGACACAGTAGGTGTCGTATCCCGCAACCAAAAGCCCGGGCGTGGCGACTTGCGTGCTTGGAAATCCCCCGCAACCGTAGCTACAGTTCCTTCTGGCCGTCAAACCATTTACCGCATGGGTCGTGACGTAGACTCCGACGCTCAGTACTGGCTAAGCTGGACAACTGCTGTAAATGTGGTGCGTGGCTTTGATGCTGCTGATACAACCGAACAGACGTACTACACTGGCGACGGCGCTCCCAAGTTCACAAACAACGTGATTGGCTTGGCCACAGCACCATACCCTACAGCTAACCGTCCTATGGGCATCCCAGCTCCAGCTGGCGCTCCTACAGTAGCGGGTACGAACTCCGGTGCAACATCGCCAGTCATTGAGTATTACTACTACGTCTACACATACGTTAACAGCCTTGGCTGGGAATCTGCTCCGTCACCTGTGAGCGCCCTAGTCACCCGGGACAACCTAGGCTCGACTGCTATTTCTGGCTTTAGTTCCGTGCCATCGGGCAACTACGACATTGCCACGATCCGCATCTACCGCACACAGGGTAGTTCGACGGGTACAGACTTTTACTTCCTGCGCGAGATTGCACTTGCGACGTCCTCAACTACTGATGATAATCAAACCCTTGGTGAAAACCTAGCGACTAACTTGTGGTTCCCAGCCCCCGGTGTTCCTACTGGTGGCGCGACGAGTATTACTGAGCCAACCCTGTCAAACCTCACAGCGATGTGGAATGGAATGATGAGTGGTATCTCGGGTAACTCGGTACGCATCTGCGAGCCCTACACACCTTATGCTTGGCCTGCGAACTACGAGATCATTCCACCAGACAGCAAACCTGTTGGCCTCGGTGTGTTTGGGCAAAGTCTCTTGGTGCTGACAACTGGCCGCCCCCTACTCGTGCAAGGCTCAACCCCTGATGGCATGGATCAACGTCCCTTAGAAATACAACAAGCCTGCGTTTCAGCACGTTCTGTTGTGAGCATGGGTAATGGCGTGGCTTGGGCCTCTGAAGACGGTTTGTGCTGGTTTGGCGATGGCGGCGCTCGTGTTATTACTAATGGCGTCATGCTCCGCGAAGACTGGCAAGCTCTGGTTCCAAGCAGCATCATCGGTAAGATGTATGAGGGTTTCTACTTAGGTAGTTACGACGACGGCTCTGGCCGCAAAGGTTTCCTCATTGATCCCAATGGCGGGGGTATTTATTTCCTTGACACTGGCTACTCTGCCATGTACTTCGACAGTCTGAAAGATCAACTGTATGTCTTAACAGGTACAAACGTCGGCAAGTGGGATACTGGTACATCGCTGACCTATCGCTCACGTAGCAAGCCCTTCCGTCAGGGTTCGCCGATTAACTTTGCAGCTGCCGTGGTGGTAGCCAACGCTTACCCCGTTACATTCCGCTTGTATGCAGATGGCGCTCTTAAGCACACGCAGACTGTTGCAGACCGCAATCCGTTTAGATTGCCTAGCGGCTACCGCGCATTTGAATTTCATATTGAGCTCGAGGGTACAAACCCAGTGCAAGACGTGGCTATCGCGACATCTGTTGAGGAACTCAAACAGCTATGAGAAACGACATCCCAAGCGACAGCGCCAGTAACTTTGGCTCTCGCGTTCGCGAAACCTTGATGACCTATTTAGGCAAGCAGGGCGACCCGCTTGACCGCGGTATCACGATTCGTGACTTGGTCGATTCTGGCTTTGCGTCTCTCAGCAACTTTAAGTTCGGTGGCGGCTCTGCCCCGCTTATTGCTGGCCCATCCATCACTGATGCATATGTTCCTGATTTAACACCGCCGCCTACACCTACTGGGTTTACTGCTACCGCTGCGATTTCAAACATCATCATTGAGTGCGATGACCCAGTCTACTCACAAGGCCATGGCCACAGATTGTCTCGTATTTATGGCGCTACTCGTGCAGGTAGTGCACCTCAGCCTGTTTTTGCAGACGCTGTTGAGATTACCCAGTTTTCTGGTGCAGTTACATCTTACTCTACAAACCCAGCCACCGAGTGGCACTTGTGGATCAAATGGGAGTCTATTGACGGCGTTTTGAGCGCATCCCCTGCTGGCGGAACTAATGGTTTTGTCGTTACAACCGGCCAAGATGTGGCCAAGCTTCTTGAAGCCCTGACTGGGGAACTTACAGCCGCACAGCTTTACACCGACCTAGGCGCTCGCATTGATTTAATTGATGCTGCAGCCAGTGTTCCCGGGTCAGTCAATGCTCGCGTTGGCGCGGTGCAAGCTCAGGTCAACGACATTCAGAATACTCCTGCGTACTCTAATACTGAGACCTATGCGACAAACGACCTAGTTACTTACAACGGCGCTATTTACCAAGCCAAGTCAACTACGACTGGCAATCTACCAACCAACACCACTTACTGGACAAAGGTCGGTGACTACACATCACTGGGTCAGGTTGTTGCTGCACACACGACTCAGATTGCAACAGTTGTTAGCGATTTAAGTGCAGAGTCAACTCTTCGCCAATCCCTTAGCGCCCAAGTCAATGACGCTACAACTGGCCTGCCAGCGACTCGCTCGACTTTGCTGACGAACTACTACACCAAGGCAGCAACCGATTCAGCCATTAGTTCTGCAACAAGCACGCTGGTTTCCACAACGGCATTAAACACTGCTCTCGGTAACTACACTACTACCGCGGGTTTGGTGGCGGACTACTACACAAAGACAGCGACAGATTCTGCAATCAGCTCGGCTACGCAGTTCTTAGTTTCTACGACTGCGCTAAACACGGCTTTAACCGCATACACCAACACAGCTACGCTGACTGCCAACTACTACACCAAGACAGCCGCAGACTCGGCCATTAGCCAAGCAACTCAGAACTTGGTTTCCACGACTGCGTTAAATACTGCGCTCAGTGCATATACCAACACGGCTACCCTTAACTCGCTGTATTACACCAAGACAGGTGCGGACTCTGCAATTAGTGCGGCTACGTCTAACTTGGTTTCTACAACAGCATTGAACACAGCTCTTGGTAGTTACACAACCACTGCGGCGCTGACAACAAACTACTACACCAAGACTCAGGCTGACAGTGCGATTAGTTCCGCAACCACCAATTTGGTTTCAAACAGTGGCTTAGCTACGACACTAGGTAATTACCCTACTAACGCCACACTGACAACAAACTACTACACCAAGACGGCCACGGACTCGGCAATCAGTTCTGCTACGTCTACGCTTGTCTCAACCAGCACACTGAACAACTACACAACGACTGCGGCGTTGCAGGCTAACTACTTTACCAAGGCTAGCGGTACTGCGCTTGAAGGCAAGTACACAGTCAAGGTTGACCTAAACGGTTATGTCTCTGGCTTTGGTCTAGCTTCTACTGCCAACGACGCTACGGCAACCAGTACCTTTGCTGTTCGTTCTGACTCGTTCTATATTGCAAGCCCTAGCGGCCCGGGCATTACACCCACGATGCCGTTTATTGTCCGGACAACACCTGTAACTATTGGCGGTGTAGAGGTTCCTGTTGGTGTGTATATCACTGATGGCTACATCCAGAACGGCACGATCACTAACGCTAAGATTGCCAACCTCGCGGTGGACAACGCCAAGATTGCTTCCTTGTCTGCTGACAAAATCAGAGCGGGCTCAATCAGCGTTGGTCAGTACGTCCAGTCCTCTAACTACGTCTCTGGCTCTGCTGGCTGGAAGATAGACGGCGGTGGCTCTGCGGAGTTTGGTGCTGCGTCCATTCGTGGTCAGTTGGTGGCGTCTCAGATCAACTCTGCGGGCTTGTCCATCTACGCGGCTGACGGCTCTGTGCTTTTGTCTGCTGGCTCTTCCGTAAGCGCAAGCTCTTTCGGCGGTAACGTGACTGGGTCTGTAGCTGGTACTGCTGCTTCGACGGTTGTCAATACGGCCAACACTGCTGCCTCGACTGCTAATACCGCTAACTCTACGGCAAATTCTGCCGCCTCTGCGGCTTCTACGGCTCAGGGTACTGCCAACTCGGCTGTCTCTGCGGCCTCTACTGCACAGAACACGGCTAACAACGCTGCCTCCGCAGCTTCAACTGCTCAATCCACTGCTAACGCCGCTGTCTCTGCTGCTTCTGCGGCTCAATCCGCTGCTGACGCTAAACTTGCAAGGGCTGGTGCTCAGGTTCTGACGGGCCCCGTGACGCTAAACGCAGCATCCGCAATCACTGTGGGCAACCCTGCGCTAAACGGCCAACCCGGCTTTAATGGTTTCTACATCGGCAGCACAGGTATTGTCGGAACCCAGAACGGCCTAACAACTTTTGCTCTGGACAATGCAGGTAACGCCACGTTTAAGGGTAATCTGACTGGTGCGTCTGGTACGTTTGGTGGTAATCTGGCGGTGGGTAGTAGCCCTGCGGTGTCTGGCACAACAATGTCTGGAACGGGCGCAATCATTAATAGCGGCGGCACGTTCGCTTTGGGTAATACTACGAACAACATTTCGTTTAACGGCTCAAACATAACGCTGAATGGGGATGTTATTGCAACCGGTAACCTAAAGACAAATTCTGTTACAAATACTCTTATCGACAGTTTTAATGGCGTTAAATCCCTCTTGAACAGTCACGCTCGAACGTGGCAACCTGTTGCTAACGTTTCAGCTTACATAGCAAATACCGGTTCGACTTTGCTTATTTCATGTACAGGACAGAGTGTTGTTGGTCTTGTTGCGGGAACTGAAGGTGAAACTTATGTCTACCCACCGGGCTTTAGGTTAGTTCGCAATGGCGTTGTTGTGTACCACAAACCTGTCGGGGAACCCATTATGAATATTGCAGATAAAGACCTGCCTATTGGTAATTACAACTATGTGTTTGAAATGCAAAATTCCAGCCACGATAGTATTTATTTTGGTGCTTATCTATTGGCAGGGGTAAACTTCCCGCTACTCAATGTCACGGAACTAAAGCGATGAAATTTACGATTTACGATTCTACGACTGGGCAGATTAGCAGTGTCAGAGATTGCCCTGACATTACACAACAGGTTTTAAACCCGCTACATAGTTATATTGAAGGTGACTACAGCGGGGTGGACTACTATATTGACAACGGAGTACCTGTTCCTTTTCCGCCTCATGATTACATTTATGCTGATTTTGACTACGCAACCAAGACGTGGGTCGAAGACACTAGACGCCTTACACACGACGTTCTGACAAAAAGAAAAAAGCTTCTAACCTCCTCAGACTGGACTCAACTGCCTGATGTACCACTAGCAACAAAAGCTGCATGGGCAACCTACCGACAGGAGCTGCGTGACATCACGGCACAATCCGGTTATCCTACTGAAATCATCTGGCCAACTCCACCGCAATAAGACATAATACGCACATGGCAGAACTCGTCTTTGACCAGAAAGATCGTATTGGCGCTTGGGTTGCTAAGCGTGTCGGGCAGGACTCAGATTGGGGCGGTTTCTACGCGCTTGGTGTCATGGACGGCGATGAGGTTCTAGCCGGAGTAGTCATAAACAACTACAATGGATCAAACGCTACATGTCATATAGCCATCGCACGGCAGACGAAGCAAATCATTCCCCTCTTCGAGCATGTGTGCAACTATGCATTTAACCACTGCCAGTTAAAAAGACTCACTGGTATGGTGCCCACAAATGAACCACATATCATAGAATTCGATAAGCATCTTGGGTTTGAAGAAGAGTTTGTAATGAAAGACGGCGCTCCCGGCGCTGATATGCAGATTTTGGTAATGCGGCCTGACACCTGTCGTTGGCTGCGCAAGGAGTAAATATGGGCGGAAAATCAGCAGCACCACCAGACTATTCGGCGATGGCCGCTGCCACGGAACGTGGTATTGCTACTGCAGAGCGTCTAGGCAATCGTCAAATGGACTTTGCACAACGTCAGTATGAGGAAATGAAACCTCTGGCTGAACGAGTTGCTGCCCAGCAAATGGCTGCTCAAGAAGAACTGATGCGACAGGGGCGCGATTACTACGACTACCAGAGGCAAACGTTCCGACCGTTGGAACAAGGTCTAGTCGCACAGGCCCAAGCCTACAACACCGAAGGCAATAGACAACAACTTGCCGCTCAAGCCGCAGCCGATGCAGCTAATGCATTCCAGTCTGCTCAAGGTGTAAGCAATCGAGAGATGGCTCGTCGCGGTATTAACGCCTCGTCTGGCGCTGCTTTGATGATGAGAAACCAGAACGCCCTTGGTCTTGCAGGTATGACTGCCGGTGCAGCTACTAACGCTCGTCGCCAAGCCGAACAAACAGGTTTCGCTCGTAGTTTAGATGTCACTGGCTTGGGTCGTGGTCTTGCAGGTGCTTCTCTTGGTGCTTATGGCGGCGCTAACACTTCAGGTTCTACTGGACTTAGTTCTGCCATGGCTCCGGGTAATCAGTACAGCTCTGCATTTGGCCAAGGCGCTGGTTATATGATGGGCGGCGCTCAGATGGGTATTACAGGTCAAGGTCAAATTCTCGGCTCTCAAACAAGTGCGTACAACACAGGTCTTAACGCTCAAGGCGAAATGTGGGGTTCTATCCTCGGCGCTGGTGCCACATTGGGCGCAGCCGGTCTTGCCAAGTCTGATCGCCGCCTCAAAGAAAATATTGAAGTGGTTGGCCACGATAAGCGTACCATGTTGCCACTCTATGAGTTTGAATATATTGGCGGTACCGGCCAACGCTTCTTGGGCGTGATGGCCGACGACGTTGAAAAACGTTACCCTGAAATGGTGTTCACAATGCCTGACGGCTACAAAGCAGTTAATTACGCCGGTCTCGGCATTGAGATGTTGGAGGTTTGATATGGGATGGGCATCAGGTTTTCAGGCAGGTTCGCAGGTAGCTAGACAAGCACTAGACGTTTACGACCGAGTTAAAGAGCAAGAAGGGATTCGTGCAGCGAAAGCACTGACCCCTCAAGAAGTTCAACAGCGACAAGCTACACCAGAAGAAATTGGCCGCGCTCGTGCAGAAGCACAAGCAATGGCAGTCCAAGACGCCGAGGTGTTTGGCCTAACTCCCCAAGAACAAGTAAATTACGCCCCTCAAATGCCGGTGGAGGGTCAGCGGATTGGTTTGAGCCGCTACCAAGTAGGCCAGCAGACTTTTAATCAGATGCCTAATCAGGCAGAAATTGAGCGCGCTAGACAGTACGCGATTGCTGACGTAGTCGCCGAGCGGAATCCAACAGCTGGTCTCCAGATGCGAAGAGACATTGTCAGGGCAGAACGCGAAGATGAGATGGCTCCTTTACAAGCGCAAGCTTTGCGCCAGCAAGTTGAATTGGGAGGTATCCAAGTTGGCCAAGCGCGAACAGCACAGGAAAAAACTACTAATTTTGACGCAGCATTTGCAAAGATTAACGACACTAAATACGATAAGCCAGAAGATAAAGATGCTGCCGTTTTGGCTGCTGTGGCCCAATTCAGAGGCCCTGAAGCTGCTGCTGCGCTGCAAGCAAACTACAGCACTAATGAGCGCAACAAACTTTTGATTGATGGTACTAAGTTTGACCAGACTATTAGGCAGGCTAGGCTAAAAGGCCCAGCCGCTGCGCTTAAAGCTATTGACGAGTTAAACGATAGTTTCACACTTGAAATTGACGGCTTTAAAGTAACGCAAGTTAACAAGGACGGCACGCGTGTTCCTTTCCTCGAAGCGAAGTCTGCTGATGAATTTGCTCTTAGTGTTGATTCTCGAATCAGAGAAGGCGGCGCGTTTGAGTTGGCTAAGTTTCGCTTGGACGAAGACACAAAAAAGGCCCAAGTTGGTTACTACAACGCAATGGCAAAAAAAGCCTCCCAAGAGGGCGGAAGCGCTGCAAACCAATTGTCTGGTGTGCAGGTGGGATATTCTCGAGACGAGAAAGGCAATCCTATTCAGGTGATGAGTGCTTTGCGTTTTAACAGACAAAGCGGTGACCTTGAGAGTGTGCAAATTCCTTTAGAGCGAAATGTGGTTCCTATTGGCGCGCTTGACCCTGAGAAAATCGCTAAGGCTGCTGAACAATTGGTGGGTACTCCCGTAGACCCGACCAACAAAAAAGGCCCCCAGCATACTTTTCAGTCAGCTAGACAAGCTATTACAGACCAAATCTTTAATCAGTATTTAGGCACTGGCGGCGCTAACGCAAGCCTTGATCCTGCGGCGTTGGCTAAACAAATTCTGGCCAACGAAAAACCAAATGCTTCTGCTCCAGCTGCAGCGTCGGCTCCGGCAAAGACATCTACTAATCTTGGACTTGACCCAAATCGTCCAAAGACAAATGTTAGTTCTGTCACAGGAGTTGCTCGTGAAACACCTCCAACCGCTCCTAACTTGGTGGCTGCTGTGGGTCAGGGGCTTGATGCTGGTCAGGCTCGCTATAAAGCTTACTTAGAATCCAAAATAGCCAGCAAACAACCTCTAACCGCCGACGAGGAAATTCGTGCGAAAAGGTTTGGTTTGAAGTAAACTATTAGCAGTTAGAACAAAGGTGCCTCTATGCCGTCTATTGCAGACCTGCGATCCGCCCTCGGGGCGTTTGCTAACGATAAAAGCGATGAGCAGCTTCTGCAAT